CCAGTTTTATCATCATCTAAAAATGGTTTTTCTAATAGATCTAACCAATTGGAACCGAGTATTGCTGTATCATCATTAAGTAGAATAATATACTCTCCAGAGGCTAATTTCATTCCCTCATTACAGGCCTTGGTATAACCAATTGGTTCATCAAACCACACATGATCCATATCTTTGATATATTCTTTAGTGCCATCTTTACAACCATTTGCCACAATAATTATTTCTGTTTCTGCCATATTAGAATATTTTAAGATACTCTCAATACAAGGCCTTAAATAACTTTCACACTGATTATACGTTGGAACAATGATAGAAAATTTCACTAAATAGTTCTCCTTTTAACTTACTCTACGGGTTATATCTCTTTCAAATGTAATGCCACCACCAGTAATTGTTTGAACTGTGCCATCTGCTTTTGTAAATTGAAAATCATAATAATAAAATCCTGCCAAAGTACTTGTAAGTGTATGAGAAACAGTAACTAAAACTACTCCAGTAGTTGGATCAGTTGGTTCAACATCTACAGCAATTCTAGCCTTAATATCAGAATCATCTTTATTCTTTTTAACTGTAAAGAATATTTTCCATCCAGTAATATCTATTGCTGCACCTTCTTCATCAGCAAATGTTAACTGAGTAGAAAAATCATCTCCTCGATAAACTACCATATTGTTTTCTTGCATTCTTATTTGTGGCATTAACTTACTCCTATATTATAGTTTCTTGTTTTAACAAATGCCTTCATCTCAGCAACTCTACAACCTACTTGTTGCCGTCTATTTCCTTCATAACTCGTACAAAATGCATGTCCAACAGCCCTCATTCCAGTAACATTAGACCAACCAGTAGCTAATTCAGTAACCACATCAGTATAATAAGCAAATTCAGTTGTTGTAGAATCATTACCTGGGGCGTATCCTAAATTCCCAGAACTATACACTAATGTCCAAATTCCTGACATCTTTAGATACACATAACCATATCTCCACCCACTTTTATAGTTTCCACAAGGTTGTGCTTTAGTGCCAATCTTAGCATAGATACTATCAATCTTTCTGGCCACATCCCAAGTATAATCTACTTGAGTTAAAACTTGACAATGGTTATCACCACCTTGGTCTACATACCTACCATAATATGTATCTACATCCCCATCTTTTGTTTCAGGACCTGTTCCATAATTTGTAGTAACTACAGAACCCCCACTTTCTACAGTAGTTATTGTATAAACAGGAGTTATAGCATTAAATTGAATTAAATCTCTCATAAGGTTATTTCCATTTCTATCAATACTACCAACTTACTTCCCGGTACAGTAGAACCAATTTGGTCAATATCAAAGGTTAAATAATCTCCTGATGTTACTGCTGTTGTGGTAAATACTGCTGTAGTATCTGTATAGGCACCGGCTACGATCTCTAATCTTTGTCCGGCCGTCCATATAGATGATCCATTCTTATTAACATCTATTATAAGATTTGCACCAGTAGGCGCAGTTACTACCGAAGCAGATGCATAAACTATTGTACCTGTATGTCTTAAATATATTCTACCTGTTAATGCTGTATCAAGATAAGCTTCATCTGCAACTGCAAAATATATTTGTTTTTTCTTTAGGGGATCTAATCCTAGGCTAGTTCTAGCCGCACTTGCTGTTATAGCATTTGTTCCACCTCTTGCAATTGGAAGTGGCAATGTTACACCACCAGATCCAGAAAATTGCCTAACATCTTTAATATTTGTGGATGTGATAGTTGTTGCACCTGTAGCAATTGTTACTTCCGCCAATGTTATCAACCCATTGTAATCTGGTGCTGTTGGTGATGCAGCAGCCACACCGGCAGTAACAATTAAAGCCCCGGCTGTATTTACTTGAAGTAAAACAATCCAAGAATTAGCTACTGGAGCTGAAAATAATGGGCTAAGTTGATCTGCTATATCATAGTTAGCTGAACCATATGATACTCTCCCTTTTCTAACTCTTAAATATAAAGATGCTGTTTCTGTTGGTTCTGCTTTCAAAAACAAATCCATAACATTTGGAGTAGTTCTTAAAGTATAATCAAATCCAGTTAAAGTTGCCCCAGAATAATTACACAGGCCAATAACTACATCAGTTGATAAAATACCAACTAAAGTTGTTGCAACAAAATCAACATAATCTGCTGCTGCAACACCTGTATATGTCCAACGTAATACTACATATTTATTAGTGGAAGTAACAGCAATAGGGGTAACAACTGCCCCTGTTTTACATCTAATTTGATAAGTGCCATCACCTATTTCACAATCAAAAGTTGATAAAGAAATAGAGGTATCACTTATTCTAGTTAGATATCCACCACTATAGATACCTACTTTCCTAGTTCCTAATCCTATACCATTAGCAACCGCCGAATCAACTGGATCAAAAAATTTTACATATATACTTTGGGTTCCCACATCTGCTGGCATTTTAATTCCTCCTTATAATTTTATCTATATACAGTTACTACTACCCGTAAAGTTAATGCAGCCGCCAAGTCAATATCTGGAAATGTTGATGCAACTTCCAGAGTTGTTCCATCTGTTAAAAATAAACCGAGTTCTGATATTCCTTGTTGTGTAGATCCTGTAACTTCAACCTCATATTCTGTTTTATTAGAAGAAATAGTTGTTGTAGTTATACTACCACTCAACACAGGAGTTGCTAGTGCAAAACCACTTGTATCTGGTGAAACTCCTTTATTACCTGTTCCCAACGACCATTTATCAATTGAATCTAAAAATGTGTCTCTTGAATAATCAAAAAATTCACCATCATCAAAATTTAAACCATCATCAAAATAATTTTTAGTGAATGCCCAAGAACCAATAGTGCAAGTTAATATTTCTCCATCCATTTCATACGCCGTACCTGTTTCATAACAAGTAGCAGGTAATAACAAATAATAATGAGGAACAGTATTCACAGGTCTAACTAGTTCAACATATTCGGCAAGATCAGTATGTGTGGCCACTTCAAATAAATGTTTATCTGGATCTACACCATATACAGTATCTAAAACTATCTCAAACCCAAAATGTGGTGATTTGTAATAATCTACACCTAATCCACCTGGATTATCTGTCTCACTATCTCCCACATACCATTCCTCTTTAACAAAAGTAACATAATCATTAGTATACATATCCCAAAAATTCAACGTTAAACTAAGTAAGTAAGAAATATATGAATAAACAGCATATGTTCCTTTCATCTTATACCAATCAATAACCTGAATTAATTGCCGTCTCTTCTCTGCTATAGTTAATGTATCTTGATCACCTATTATTGTATAACCAACTAAATCTGCTAAATTTTGTATATATGTATCACTAACACTATATTTATCTAATAATTTTTCTATATCATTTATATACCCAATCCAAGATCCTGTTTCTAAACCAATCTCATCAATAAACTCTTGTAATACTGTTGAATCTCTGAATTTTAATGGGACATATTGCATAAGATCAACAAATTTAGCATAATTTTCATCTGCATCAACACCCAAAACCATATTAACATCTAAAATTTCGGTGTTATAATATGCTTCAACCCCTAAAGAAAGATCTAAAACTATACTAACAACAGATGCAGATAAGGCGTCCCAATTTAATCCATCATCGTGGCTTAAACCAGTACTTATACCTTTTGCTAGTTCATCAAAGTATAGTTTGTCACCATCAAACGTTATGCCCATATCATCCTTTAACTAAGTTTAACTCTAAATTGAATTGTCATTGAATCACCATCAAGAATTGTTCTTGTCATGGCCAATGCCCTAAAGGCTATTAATTTTCCAGTATCATCCGAAGATGTAGATAAATAAGCTGTTGTAACTGGTCCTATAGAACCACTTGCTGCTGTAAATGTTAAAATTTTACTTACAATACGATAAGCACTTTCAGATATTTCTTTTGTGGGAAACCCTACAGCAGATCTTTCTAAAGTTTGTGCAGAGTATCCACTACCACTTGGTTCATTAAGAATTGTAGATAAAGTATCTGAAACAACTAATGTATCATTACATAATCTAACATAAAAACCTGTTGGGGCATATACAGCATCATCCCTAAAATAAGTTTCAAGGATAGCCTCTTCTCCCTCTTGTGCAATACTATTTGATGCCTCATCTTCCCAGATTACTTTTCCATCTCTAATATGCTTTACTACCCAAATTGATTCATATTTCATATCCTCTCCTTATGTTACATACGAAATTGACGTATAATCATTTTCTAACCATTTACATATTTGTTCCTTTGTAACGACTATATCTCCACTTTGATTCTGTTGATATCTACAATAAACTACATCAGATGGACCAGTTGCCGGTGTAATATCAACATTCACTACCCCTGTTGCATAAGTAACATCACCAGTAACTGTGTATGTACTTCCCAAATCTGTCCAACCCGCTGCTCCATCATCAATGGCAACGCAAGTATCATTTATATAAATTTCAACCCCTGCTGCCAAAAGAGGAGTGGCTTCCATAGTTTCTGACCAATCATACGTTGAATCGTATGTATCTGAAAGTTCCTTCTGAAGTTTTAAGATTAAATGACTATATGATACTCCGTCAACACCTTCAATTGTTGTTGTAACATCACTTTCTCTAACTGATTTTCCTAATTTAGATGCAGTACCTAAAACAAATAAGGCACTTACATCTGTTTCAACTTCTGATTGAACCGCAGATAATTGATAACCAGATAGAACTTTAATAACGAGAGTAGGTATAACATATAATATTACAGGATCAACATATGTATATCGTACTGTCATTAATGATCTAGTATATAAATATGCAGATAATGTTGATTTAAATGCAGTATCTGGCAATGCCCACTCTTCTAATATAGCAACTATTTGAACTTGATTATAATAATCAACATCTGGACTAGTTTCTTCGGCCTCACCCCACACATTAGAATCAGCAACTCCAGGATAAGAATTTAATACTGCAATATAATCTGCTTTTGTAACTAATCTATCCCCAGTTGCAAATACTGGTGATGCTGCTTCTCTTACTTCTTCTATTGTTTGTAAATCATCTCCACCCAAGAAATTAGTTGTGTTAGAAACAGTCACTGTTTGGATAACAGAATCCACATCATATATAGTAGAATTTAAAGTTGTAATTAAATCAGTACTATATACATTTCCTACCAAACCATCTGATTGCACATATGTTACAGTAACAGTTTCTCCATTTGCTGGAGCTTTTCCAAATACATTATTTCCAAAAATTATAGTAAGTGTGTCATCTAATTCTGGTCGTATAACATAATCAGTAGAAATATTTGTTGAGTTTATGAAGGAAGTTTTTTGAGTCCAACTAACTCCATCAACCTGAACATCTAATGTTATAGGCCTATTTAAATCAGAAAATGCATAAACATCATAAGTTCCAAAAGTATTTAATACATAATAACTATTAGGAAATGCAAGTTGTAAAACACTATCTATAACCACCTCTAATGTAGTGAAAGTTTCTGCCAAACTTAAACTAACTCCACTCACTAATAAAATTACTGCACTAGAGTTTTCTATTTTAGTATCATTGATAGCATATTCCTGTGAAGTACTTCCAGTTGAAACAAAAGAAATATTTTTCTCTGTTCCTTGCACACCAGGAACATCTACATAAGTTTGCCCAGGCATTATTACACCCTCGGTACTTACCAGAAATTTATATCCTCCCGCAGTAGCACATTCAGTATATTTAGGAATAAATACCATTTCAGTGGCTGCAGCAGATAAACTAAATCGGAGTGTTCCAATTGACGATACATTTCTAGCCGGTATATAATTTAATAACCTAACTAAATTAATAACCGATGATTTCAATTGGGCAGTATTTATATAACTTTCTTCTGCTCTTCTCTCTATATAGTATAAAACGAGAGTGCCTACTGCTGAAAATAGTTCAATCAACATAGATCCAGTAGAACTTTTATACATATCTTTCCATGCATCTTTTAATGCTAACCTTGATTGTAATTGACTTACCAAGGTTTCAAAATCGTAATCTACATAATTAATTGGTTGTATCGTCATCCTTTCACTCCTTATTGAGTAATTACAGTTGAGTAATTAAATGTTTCTGTATAACTTTTTATATTGAATCTAACAGTTATCTGTACAAAATTTCTATCAGAATCTTCCTTAAAATCTACTCCAACAACTATTACCCTAGGGTCCCAAAGTTCAATAGTAGTTCGTATTTCTTCAGATAATCTATTTGCCAAATTCTTATCTATTGGATCAAACACCATACCTCTTAAATTTGAGGCAAATTCAGGTAAAAATACTCTCTCACCTTGTGATGTCCCTAGTATATTATCAATAGAAGTTTGAACTACTGCTACATTAGTTACTTTACTTAAATTACCTTGGGCATCAGTTACTAAAGATTGGTGTAAATCTGACCAAATTTCAGTAGTTTGTTCTGCCATAATTAGCTCCTATTCACAATTTACCTTTCTATCTGGTGGCATTACCTGTGCACCACATCCGGCTATAGCACCATAAGTTAATATTAATTTACCATTTATATAAGACTTTGATGTTCCCGCAATCATTGATGTTGTACCATGCCCTTCAATAGGACATTTATGTTGAGCTCCGGCTACTGCTACTACCACTCCTGCTGCTTTAACAGTACCATCTTGACTTGATGTAATAAGTTCTCCCCCATGATTACTATCATCTCCTAAACAGGCTACAATTGGAGTTGTTGCTATTTGTGGAAACACTTCATATGTAGCACTTGAACCTTGGGTATAATCATTATCAGCCCAAGCTACAACTTCATATTCTTTTGTACTTAATCCTGTAACTGTTGCATCAAATGTATCACTAGTATTAAATGGACCTTGCCATGCTGTATAATTCCACGCTACTTCTCCTTTTTCCCTATAAGCAAATCGTACATCACAATCATCATATCCATCATGGTCAAGCAATCCTTCAAATTTTGATGAACCTACTGATATATTTATATATCCAGACACTGAAACTACTGGTGTGATATTTATTAAATACCCAATACCAGAAACTACACATTCATGACCACTATCACCATACATTAAAGTTACAGTCGTTTCCCAATAATCAGGAATCCAATGAGTATTCACATCACAATGTCTCTTAAAAGACCAAATTGATGCTGTTAATTCTGCCCATCCTAAAACTTCCGAAGTAAACGATGCAGTTTTTAAATTTAATCCATCACAATCAAGTTTTTGTATAACTCTTATCTTATCTGTTTTTGCTATCACTCGTTTAGGACAGCTCCAAGTACCAGTTAAAAATCCAAGCACATTTGAAGATGTACTCATTGCTATATTTGAGCCTATAAGTGTGGTTGATAAATCTTGATGAACCAAATAAACATCACTATAAAATCTCCCTGTCCTAGAAGGTGCACCATACCATCCTCCTAATAGACCTACCCAACTACCTGTATTAGTTGTTCCTAATACTCCATCATTTCTACAATATCTTGTTTGTGTACTCATTATGTTGGATTTATGTTAACTGATGTTCCCCCAGTTATATTAACTATTGCACCTGATATATTTACATTACCCGTAGCAACTACATCTGCATTAACAGATGTGTTTATTTCAGCGTTCACTGCGTTTACAACCACATCCTTTATAGAATGTATTGTAACACCTCCGTCTGCTGATACCAAAATGTAGGTACCAGTAGGATGTTCTAATTTAACAGTGCTGGCAATATCATCTATTGTACTAACTATTCCACCAGCAGTTTTAATTATACTTTGCTTTAAAGTATCATCAGTTATATAAGTAATTCCACTTGAACTTTTACGTACTTTTGTATTAGGATAACTGGTTGTTCTATCACTTGGTAAACCTAATGTAGCAGTTGGCGCCTCTGCAAAGTATACTGGTTGGTATATATTCCCAGCCTCAAAAAATATAAATACAAAAGTATCTACATCTGGCACAGCAAAATAGCCTACTCCAGAACCAGATCCATCCCATATAGGATATGCAGGAACAGCCCAAGGTAATAGATCAGTATCAGTAATATCAGCAAGCATAGGATAAATTTGAACCTTTATCCTTCCTAGTTGGCTAGAATCGGTATTTGATAATACTTTACCCCTGTACATTCCATAGAAGTTATCATCATGTATACCCAATCCTGTTGTTCCTAACTTTGTAGCGGCCATTTTATGCCTGTCTCTTTTTTGTAGTTGCAGCTGTAAGAGTAGTATCTTTATCTGTGTCAATACCATGTCTTGTAAGCAGCAACTTTGTTAAAAATACATCACCTAAATTATGAACCACTCTTTCCACTAACCAATAACCTGAATATTGATAAGAATATAAATTATCTCCCACTACACCATGAGGAAAGAAAATTTGGATAGTTTGGCCTGGAACTGCATTAGGCAATCCTTGAGTGGTTATCCACATTTTAACCAAACCAACTAATTTATTCCCATAGCTACTTTTAACTTTTCCTTTGGAAGTACGAGTAAAATCGGTACTTCTCCCATTATCTATAATTTCATTGTTATCAGTAGTATCATCCTTATCTATTGCAAAAAAATCAGATAAAGATGTATAATCTGCAACGTTTTCAGTTAAATTTGTATATACACTATTTGTGTAATCAAAGTATGAATAATCTTGAGATTTTATACCAAATATTCCATAAAGTTTATAATTATCATAAATATAATATTCATATATAGGTAATTGATCTTCATAAGGAGTATCATTTAAAATAAACTTATATGCTATAGGACTCGTAATCATTTCTGATAAACTTGTGAATGTAAAAATCTTGTCATACTTATAATTTTTTACAAAACATTTAAACCCATATTCATCATTACTTCCAATTAAATACTCTTGTAAGTTATTAAGTAGTTGTGCATTAGTCCAAGCTGGTTGAAGTATATTCTTATCATAATCTAAAGAAGAACTTATTTCGGTAGAATCAACTTCCAATTCAGCCGCAATAGTTTCTAGTGTAGTTT